AACCGTTTAAAGTCGCATAATCCGAATCTGTTAAAACTGGATAAAGTGATATAGTACCATCACCATTATCCTCAAATATATAATCTGTATCAACTGCCAAAGGACTCGGCAATGTTCCTGTAGTTGTGAATCTACAAGTCATAGCATCATAAGGATTGTCTCTTGTAAACTCACCAGAAGGCAAAGTAACTGTGATTTTATCGTTTCCTGTATCAACATCACTAGTGCCAAAATCCTCATCTATAGTTGTTGTTGTATTACCTGTAGCATCGCCAGAATACCACATTTTGATCTCTGAATAATCGGCAGGCGTAGGAATACTTACAACACCAAAACCACCCACAAGATCAATCAAAGGATTTATAACTGGGTCTTGTAAAGGATCATTAACCATAAGCGATAATCTTACAAGCTGCCCCTGAAAAAGTCAAAGTTGCTCCTTGAGGGATTTTATTTTCTAATCCTTTTACTTTTGTGTCTGAAATTGTCGTGTCAAAAGCAAAATTAGTGCCATCTATCGAAATAGATACTGTTACAGTTCCACCGTTAGCACCGATTAAAATATACCCATTGTAAGGCATTTCATAAGTGCCACCATCTGAAACGCTTGTTTCAACTAAAAAAGTTGCCATAAAAAAACCTATCAAAAATTAAATTTATTTACTAAGAAATCTTTAGTACCTACCCATTGATCAACTTGATTATTAAATTCTGTATTTAAAACAACATTACCTTGACTGTCTTTCTCATACTTACGAAAAGAACAACGCTGTAATTCTGAATAAAACTTACTTCCTTCAATTTCTGTGTAAACTTTTCTTGCAATAGATAACCCTTGAAAATCTGAATCTAATTCACATTTTATTATTTTTATATTCATTCTCAAACCTTATGCCAAATATAATAATGTTCCATAAATTTCCCCTGCCACTGTTATTTCTGATTGTAAATCAACACTAGCACCTGCTGTTGTACTTGCGCTTAAAAGTTCTATATGACTAGTGCTTTCTTGAATATAACCTGATAAATTAGTATTAGGTAAGCTTAAACCAGTATAAAATGATGCTGACATTGCATGCCTCGGTTGTCCAGTTAAAGAAGCTGCTGTAAATGGAACGCCCCCGATTCTAGCACCACCTGTGCCTGTTAAATTTGTCCACGCTAAAACAAAACTAACGTAAACTAAGCCGCCTATTTTCTCGTAATTCCCTGTTTGCGTTGTATATGTTGTTGTACCTGCTGTTGTAGCACCATATAAAGTAGGAGTCCAATCGCCAGTTTCATAATCTGACATTGCATCCATACCCAAAGACAAAGCCTTTGTAGTACCTGATTGATTACCTACAAAAATTTCACCGCCTGTTGCTGTGCCTGTAGGTAGTGATGATATTGCTACATTAGCCATAATTTATGCCTTTATATATGTAATGTGACCTCTAACATAAAGACTAGAACCGCCACTATTTAGTCTTTCATTTAAAGTCAAAGTTGTTCCGTCTAAAGTCCCCATGAAATAAAGATTAAGATCTTGATGATTATTACTCGAACCAGCAATGAAATCGCCTTTACTATAACTAGCACCAGTAAAAGACATAACAAAAGACAATCTAGTTTTAGGTGAAAATGGAAAATTAGTTATTGTTTTCGTAACATCAACATTTTCATTCTCCATTTCTACCTCAAAACAAACAGTTACAGAGTCCCCATATTCAACATAGGCACATTCAGAAGCTGTATAAGAAGATATATCACCTGTCGGGATCCATGATTGCTCTGCAAATTCTGAACCACTACCACTTAGAACTTGAAAATAAGTACCATCATATAAAACATTTAACATCTGACCAGATATTATATCACCAGACCCCAGATCAGATAAAGCACCATTGAATATTTTCTTTAATGTTTTAGCACCTAATGAGTTAATATTTAAAGTTACTGAACCTGTATTAGAGTTAGCTGTTTTAATAAAAAAAGATTGCCCTGCTTGATATGATGCTGGTGCTTCTGCAAGGGAACCAGTCAAAGCATTTGTTCCGCTAACGGCTACATAATTAAATGTGCTATTTTGTTGATCTTTGAAATTAATATGCTGAATACCGCCTGCAGTTGACCCATCATGAATACATAATCTTGTTGCAGTTGTATCTATATCAATTTCTCTACTTGTTAGAGTCCTGATATTTTGCGTTCCTGAAGCTGCTCCCCTTGTTTGTATTTGAGTCGCCACTATGCACCCCTTGTAAAATCTTTTGCTTCTGCTTCAGTTGCAAATTGATGTTCGTCTATTCCATCATTTACAGCAAAAACATTAAATCTTTCTATTGCTCTTTCTTTGACGGCTTCAATAAAAGCACGATCATAAATAGGCCGTTCTTCTTCTATTGTTTCGCCATCTCTTATAACTTTTATTATTTTTTTATGACCTGTGTCAATATGCTTTACATAAGCAGGTTTTACAACTCGTTCAATTTCTTTCTCAATAGTTTTTTTTTCTATTCTCATGCTTCCCAATCCTCACTTGATAAAGTGTCATTTTCCCAATCATCACCATCTCTTGCAAGAGTTTCATTCTCCCAATCTTCTGTATCGGTGGTTGCTGTATCCCCAATATTAAAATTATTTATTGTTGTATAAGCAGATTTAACCCTAACATTATTAAATGCTCTTATTCTTATATCATATAATACATCTGGCTGCAATTGTGGAATTTCCATTTCATTTATATCACCGTCAACTTTACCAGCTGATCTATAAACTGTTTCTGTAGTTCTTTTAAATTCTATTTCAAAGACCCCACCTTGCGTTATAAAACTGTTCTCTGGCGTGTCCCATGTCGCAAGAACTTTATATGTTTTATCACCAGCTTGGGAATCAATAAGAATACTATCTAAAGAAAAACCACTAACAACATTTACGGTGAAAGGGTCTGGCAAATTAGTGTTAGGTGCTAAATCAAAAGTAGTCTCTTCTCCATTATTCCAATCATAAACACCGCTTGCATTTTCTTGTAATGTCATATTTATAACAGGAGTTGGATTGTCATTACTTTCAATTCCTAAAGCCCATTCTAAGACCTCGAAAACCTTACTAGACCATCCATAACGGTCGAATGTGAAATATAAATTATCTCCTGCTTGAACTTTAAATGCTGTTAATTTAAATGATGCTGAAAAGGTTATTTCTTGTCTTTGTCTTTCTAATTCGATTTTAGCTATTCTTTGAGCCGAGCTTGGCCTTTGAGAAAAAGGTAACGGTAAATCTCTATCTATTACTTCACCATCCTCTGACTGATATGTTGAGTTTTCTATATATGGATAATCAGATTCATTCCCATTATTTACAGGGCTTGTGTAAGTTCCACGTACTCTATTAAATCTATCTTTCTTTGATTTTTTAGTTGTCACTGAAATTGTAGATATTAAATCATTTTCTGTAAAAGTATAAACAGGGGCATAATATTGTGCGGATAATATTTTCCATACTCCACCAGCATAAACTGCACGTCCCCCCATCCCTGATAATATTTCTTGCAGGTTTTTACCTAATTCACCAGTGGATTTAAGAACACCACCGCCATAATATCTAGGCTCTGCTTGCTTAATTATCTTTTGCGTTCCGTTTAATGTGCCTGTAGATGTTAAATTTATAGCTGTTCCTGATAGTGAATTGGCCAATGAGGTAGCAAGTTGTACTCTTAAAGTGCTATTTCTTTTATATGGAATAACATAATAATCTGTTGATGTTGTAAGACCATTAGGCAAATTAGAACCTGTTAATTGAACACGATCTCCACGCTGTAAAAATAATTGCGAGCCTGTTATTGTCAATGTGTCTGCTGTTGTGTTTGCTCCTTCTAAATCGAAAGAACGATCTGAAACAGATACTATTTCATCACAATTATCTGCACTATCTTCTAAAACATCAGTATCAATTCTTGTTGCTGGTGCTTCAAAACCATAATTTACTTCTGTAAGATAATCTCTGGTTATTAGTGCTATATTAGGCGTGTAACGTGTAACACTGTCTCTTGTATCTAATATTTTTTTCCCTAGAACATAAGCGGATATATTAGGAATACCACTGGGAAAAGCATCCCTATCATATTGTAATCTTACATATAGATAAGATATACCTTGCAATCTGTGATCTGTAGTCCAATCTGTAACTTCTGATACAAGGTCGCTATCTGCTGTTTGTGATGTTGAGCCTAAATGTTTTTTTATTCTAACTTTATTTTCAAAAGTTCCTGTATTTACATTGCCGTTGCCGTCAATTTCATCATTGGCAATTGATGTTTCATTTATAATTATTTCATTGATAGCCTCGACTTCATGGCCTGCTATTATTATCACTAGATGTAAATATTTATTATCATCTGTTGAAGCTATAAAAGCAGTTGCACCACCTGCCCTACATTCACCATAAATTATTCTACGTTCTGGCGTTGGTTGTCTAAAATTCCTTGTAAAATCTTCACCAAAAGAACCTAAATCTGGGGGCTTTGGTGATAATGCCTGACCAACTACACCCATGACAAGAGAAGTGCCAAAAACTATTGCTGCTGCTGCCCAAGAAAAAGTCGCTGCTGCTCCTGCCCCTGCAAATCCAGCCCCTATCGCTGCAACTGTTGCTGTTATTAAAGTAACTGCCACTTAATCAAACCTTTTAAAAAAGACTCGCTCTAACTCTTTATAACCACGTCTTTGATACAATAGACCAGCCTTGCCGCCTTTAATAGAAGATAATGCAATCATATTTATTTGTTTAGCTTGTTTTTGTTTCGCCTGATATTCTGCAACATCAAGTAAAAAATCAAACCCTTTGCCATTTCTATGTTCTGGAACTATGTAAAAAGCCCCTTCGGTTACATATAATTGACCGCTTATTAAATCTGGAAAAAATGATATTACAGTAAAACCCACTAACTTTTTATCGCAATAAAGACTAATACATTGAGCAATACCATTTTCAACTAAACCACCAACTGAATTAAACCAGTGATCCCAATTTAAATCTTTATCCGCTTCATTTGCGAAATTTTCACACATATTTTTTAAACATGTCATCTGTTGTTTTTTGTTAAAAAACTTTGTTGTATAATCCATTTATCCCCATACTATATCTATATCTTGAATTTTAGGAACAAATTCAAGCCCCTTATCGTTTGGATAATCAATTTTTTGATCTTCTGGCGTGTATCTTCTTTCCCTAGCCTTTCTTATATCAATAGCATTTGATTCGCATTTGATGGCAAAATCTGCTGCATTTCCATCATCAGAAAAAGATATTACATCCATTCGCCCCGAAAATAATTCATAAGGATTTGGAATTAAATTACCTGAACTATCTAAAACTGCAAACCACATTGTAACTGGTCGCCCTTGATATTGTGATTGCAAGGCTGCTGATATCACATTGCTATTAAGACCTGATAAAGTAAAAGTAACCGACGTTGCTCTTATGTCTTGGACTTCTTCAATAGTACTAACGCCCATTACATCACCTATTCCAGTATATTCTTCTGAATTGTAAGTCTTTGAGCCGTAACCAGTCCAAAACCTAACATCACCGCTGGCAAATTCAAACTTTACTAATAAAGCAGGCGATAGCTGAGAGCTATCAACTTGGGTGATAAATTCTGCTGTTAAATTACGTACCATCTATTGCCTCAATAGCAGATAAAGAAAGGCTAAAAATATTTCTGTGATCTGATGGCATATCAAATTCATTCATAGCAAGTCTAAATAAACCTTTAGGATTCTCTAAAATTAAAGCCTCATTATCATCTGGGCTTGAACGTAATGCTGGGAAAATATCAAGGGTTGTTGCACCTGATGCGTTTGAATTAACATCATTTAGAATTTTATATAACCTCGTATTGCTACCTGTACCAAGTTGGAAATAATCACCTTCTTTCAAAACATTAGCCATATTAGGACTAAAACCATCTATTATTAGTTTTCTACCTGTCTGGCTTGAACCATTAACAACAATGTTTCCATATTCAATAGTTATATTATCACCGCCTTCTGTGGTAATATTATCACCGCCTTCTGTAGTTAATAAATCAGTCCCTGTTTGTTGATAAGCCCCTCTTGATGTTGTAGCACTTGGAACAAAACAAGTGAATGTGCCATGCCTACCCCTTAACTTTGTCATGAATGAGTAAAATTCTTCTACTTGTGCTCTTGTCATAACTGGTAATACAAGTTCTAACTCCCATCTTTCACCTGACCAAGTATATATCTGCTCTGCAAAAGAAAATGGACTTTGTGACCTTGCAACCGATGTTCTAGCTTTGAGAACTGAATCAGTTAAACCAATTGTTGTGGGGAAATCTAAAGGATATGTTATTGTCATTAAATCACCTTAGAAAGTCTGGTTTACGTGCATTTTGTTCTCGCACTGCTGCAACTGCAATATTAGGAACTTGTTTTTTCAAACCTTGCATATCAGACATTACTTGTCTAATTTTATTTTCAACACCTGCGGACGCTCCTCTTGCGTCAATATTTACAGTCATACCATTATTTGATATCATAGAACCTGATTGAGCGTTTGAAGTGACAAAACCACCACTAGAACCCATTGTCAAAACTTCCGCACCTTTTTCACCCACAAGATAAGACCTACCAGCCATAACTTGACCACCGTTAGCCCTAGCACCAGATATGCCTGTAAAACTAGCACCACCAAGGCCAGACATTCCAAAAGCTCCTGCACTGCCTGCACCACCTTCTAAAAAAGTCCCTGATACAGAGGCAGTGTGTGCTGTGGGGGCTGCGAACTGATTCACCAAGCCAGACACTGCTCGCATAACCAAAGCACGCATAATAATCCTATTTAAATCTTGCACCATTGATCTTGCCATATCTTTAAAAGATGAACTTGAACCTGAAGCCATAGCAATAAAATTTTGTTCTATTGCTGTTGCTGCATCTGCGGAGGATTCTTTCATTATATCTGCTAAAGACTTTGTTTCTTCACCTGCCTCGATTGTTATTGCTCTTAAAGCATCCATTTGCTGCTTTAATGTTTCTATTGGGTCTGTGCCGAATCCTCCTGATGACCTTTTGCCACTTTTTAAGCTTTTTCCTTTTGCCCCAGATGAGCTGATAACACCAACAGAACCACCTCCACTTTTAGAAGGGGCATTAGAAGATGCAACTCTACTTTGCAATTCACTTATTAAATCGGATTCCTCACTTGATAACTGATTAAATTCTGCACGCCTCGAAGCACCACCACGCCCACTAAATCCTTGAGACATTAAATCTTGTTTACGTCCTATAATATCATTTAAGCGTCTTTGCACTTCTGGAGCACTCGCTCTTTCAGCACTTAATAATGTTTGTAAAAATTCATTTAAAACTTTAGTCGCACTTGCTAAAGGTGATTCAAGATAATCAAATATATCTTCTCCAATAGACGATAATGTATTTGTTAAAATGCCTGCTTGTGCTTTTAAAGTCTGTGACATTTTTTCAGCTTCTTTTGAAAAGCTTTGAACTGCTGGGATAAGTAAGTCTTTAAACATCTGTGAAGATACTTCACCGCTATTTATCATCTTTCTTAATTCACCAGTTGCAAGCCCTGCTGCTTCTTCCATCCTGTTAATAATGCCAGGTAAAGGCTCTGTTACTTGGTTAAATTCCTCCGCTCTTACAGTTCCTGAACCTAATGCTTGAGATAAACCAAACATAACTTGATTTAATTGTTCTGTGCCTGCCCCTAATGCCAAAGCTGTACTAGATAAGCCCTTAGATATTTTAATGGATTCTTGAAGAGATAAAGTGCCATTATTAACAAAAGTTGCAAGCTTACCAAATGAATTTGCAAGCCCTATAACTGATGCACCTGTTTCTTGACCTGCTTCTCTCAAAGACTTTATGACAAATTCTGCATCTTTTGCAGTGCCAAGCATTGCCTCAATTCTTTTTTGTGCCTGCTGCATATCAGAACCAACTTTTATAGAAAATGCACCTACTGCAACGGCTGCTGTGCCAACTGCTAATCCTATAGCTTTATAATGCCCTGTAATGGCTGTTGATGCTTTGGCTGATATTGATTGAACATTCTTTGTTTTCTTAGCTGTCTGGTCTAATTGACGCTGGACGTTATCAATTTTACGATTAAAATCTGTTACATCTGCTTTAAACTTTGCAACTAATTCTTGAGTAACTGCCATTATGCAAAGCCTTTAATTCTCATATTTTCTGTAAATTCGTTTGCTCTTGCTTTGCTCATAACATTATCATCTTTTGACGATCTATTTTTTTTATTGTGAAATATCATAGCACAAACAATATCCCATATAGTACAAGACCAAAATTCTCTTGGTGACCAGTTTAATTCTACATACGCAAACCCTGCCCACTGGTCATAAGGTAAAGTTAAACAGTGCTTGCTACTATCTTTTTTCCTTCTGAAACCGTGTCATCTTCTGGCATTTTTAAAGCTTCAATTACAAAAGATAAAACTTCTGTTGAAGCCTTAACACGATTATGATCAAGATATTCTCTTATAAAACTAGAACGATCTTTTAAATCTTCTAAATCTGCTTCCAATGCTGCATTTAAAATCTTCTGACATTCAGAAAAAGAAATAGCATAAGTTTTACCATTAACTGCTTCACTCATTACATCAAAATAAATCTGATTTAAGTTTACTCCGCTATTTTCAATGCGGTATAAATTGTCTAATGAGTGATAAGCCTTGGCCACACGTACGCCAACTTTGAATGTTGTATGCTTACTTTCCATAAATTAAACTGATGCTCTTGTTATTGCTCCTGAACTTGTAAAAGTGGCTGAAAATGTAGCTGCTTCTGAATCCGCACCGTTTAAAGTGTGATTCGTAACTGCAAAAGTTCCTGATAGTTTCTCACCATCACCCAACACAAATTCAAATAATTCTCTAATATCTGTTGTACTATCTACTAATGCTTTTAAATCTTCATAGCCTGTATCATCACCATTATCTTGAACATGACATGATAATTCAATAGTAACGTCTTTTTGACCAGGTAAATCAAGGATAGTATTCCAAACCGAATCTTTATTCTTGGTTGTAATAGGTTGGTTGTTATGCGTGACACTGGTTGTAGTACCTGCGCCAATAGTATTATATGCACTAGCCCCATCATAAATCTTTAATAGAACTGTAGAACCTGCAACTATAGCCATATTTAACTCCTATATTTAAATTTAATTTAACTATTTTTTTAATTTGATGCAACAATTTTATATCTTGTATCAACTCTATATGTTTTACCATCATCTTCTGGGTTGCCTTGTTGAAATCCATCAAACGTAATTAAACATGTTTCACCTGTTTCTAAAGATAATGAGTTATTACCATCAATAGAGTCATGAATAGAATTAGCAATTCTTGTGCCTGCTGTGACTGCTGAAACTGCACCTCTTTGCGTGAAAATATGAAATGTAATAAATGTTTCAAAAAGGTCTATATTTTTAGCTGGGATATTATTAATTAACCAATCAAACGAAATAAAAGGAAAAGTTGCATTTTGTGGTGGATAGGAATAAATTCTATTTGTAACTTCGGTTACATCTGTCTTTATTTGCCCGATAACACCTTCTATAATTTCTTCTGTTATATCTGTCATTTTTTTCTCACAATATCAGATAAAGCATTTGCAAAGGTTTTTTGCATAAATTTTTTATTACTTTGAACTGTAGGAAATAGCCAAGGTCTAGCAGCAATTTTTGATGTTCCAAATTCTAATAAAAAACCTTGTGGGGCTGATGCTCTTGAACCAACAGTTACTTCCATACCACTAAAAGAAAATTCACTTGTTATATTTGAAACTAATTCACCAGTATCTGTTTTAGGAAATTCGCCTTTGCTAGATGCTTGATGTGTTTTTGAACCACGTTTATAAATGCGTCCTGTTCTTGCCCCTGTTTGTATATTATATTTAGCATCACCTTCAATCTTAAGTGCTACCTTTGCTAATGCTTGTTTTGTTTCTTTACTGGATTCTTTCTGCATTTTTCCAATAGCTTTTGCAAATTTGGTGGTATCTAAAGTCATCTCTAACATCATGACTGAACCTCATTTGCTATTATTTCAACAAAGCGCTTATTTTCAAAATAATCTATTGCTTGATGTATTTCAAAGATTCTTGAACCAAAATTAATTCTATATTTAACTGCATTTAATGGATTGGCAAATATGGAACTATAACGAACTATGATTTTATGTGTAACTTCTGAATCTAGTTTATCAAATTGAGTCTTTTCAAATTGTTTCATAGGCTCGATAATAGCCCATAATGTCGCAAGTGTTGATTCAGAAATAGCAGTCCCACCCATATCACCTGGCGTTTCTGATCTTTCTGTAATAACTATCTTATGTTTTGCATCTGATCTGAAGTTGATTTTCTTGAAAGTTGAGCATTTAGACATAGGATATTTGATTCATATTTATATAAGATGCTGCTGCACTTAATATCATGTTTTTATCAAGACCACAATTACGCTCGTAATAATACTCAACTAATGACTTCATTACCATTTTTATTAATTCTGGTGTGTTATTTTGATCTGCTGCTATGCCTGCCGTAAATTGCACATGATAGCCCTGATCATTTCTAACTGTTATTGCATGATTGCCTAATAATAACTTTTTACCAAATAATGTTGCTGTTGTTACATTATTAGAATTATTATCTAAATCATACAATGTAACTGTTGGTGTGTTTGTAGGTGTATAAGGCAAATATAAAAACTCCTCATTGTCTAAATCAACATGAGCATATGAAGTTTTATAAAGTATTGTTTTGGAAATAAGAGGCTGTTTTACATATGCTTCTAAATCCCTTACTGCTGATGTGATAAGCCCTGTTAAAACTGTGTCATCATCTGTAGTATCTATTTTAAGCCATGCCTTAGCTTCTGCAAGCGATATAGGCTCTTCTGCTGAATCAGTTACTATTTGAATGTCTATATTTGAGAATTTGCTCGGGGCTTCACTCTGAAAAACCATAAGGGATTACCCCTTTTTCTTTTTTTTCTTGAATAAATCATTAATGTTGTTTCTTGATTCGTCTTTTCCATCAATTTTTACATCAACTTTTATATCTTGTGTTTCAATTTCTGGAACCGTAGCTTCAATAGTCTTTTTTAATGGCTTGATAAGTTTTCTCTTAATTAAATTGGTGGCTGAAACTTCATTTATAGAAGCTTCATCACCAACATTATAAGAAATTACATCAATTCCATCAGGACTATATTTAAAAGGTTTTAGAACCTTATAAAACATATAATTTCCTCAATTAAGATTGTGGACAAAGGCCATCACCTAACACTGCAACTGCACCAACAGGTAAAGATATTGTTCCTGTTATATCTGCTTGTAACCTTACATAACGTTCAGTACCAGTATAAGCAATTTTATATGTGCTTTCAGCTTCACCGCCTGCATCAACTGTAGCCCATACTCCTGTACCTGAAATAGTTGTTCCACCTGCTTCTGTACTATCATCAACATCAGCCCAAGTAGAACCATCAGAAGAATCTTGAAGAGTGAACTCAACATAATTAGAACCGTCTAAAGTTCCACCATTTGCCCCAACATTAACCGCAAAAAATACTGTGTTAAATTCTTGAGTGTCAATAGTCGAACCGTCTGTGTCTGATGATGTTAAAACAACCGCATCAATCGCATTTTCTATTTTAAAACTTGAGGCTCTTTCTGTTAAAACTGCCATTTTTTAAACCTTTTATATAATTAAACAAAAGAAAGGGGCATAAGCCCCAATCATTAAGATGGTGTTTTACCTATTTTAATAGCTTCAGTGTTTAGAACATCACCACCAACTCGCTTATTGAACTTGAATAGAACATAAGGAGTTGCAGTATATGGATCACGAATTAAAGAAATCCCTAAACGATCAACAATTTTATAAGCAATTTTAAAATCACCATAAGCAACGCATAACGCATCATTTGCCACTATTGGCATATCATCGGCAAGAATAACTGGCTTATCTAACAGTCTTAATCTTTCACCCTGAACACTAGAACGATTTAACGCATCAAATTTATTATCAGTATACATTAATTGCAGCAAATCTGTATAAGTTGACCTTTTCATAACCCACACAGCACCTGCATCATATTCTGATTTTAAACCACCTTGTAATTCAATTAAACCAGTTCCAGTCAATGCACCAGAAGCACCACAATCTATTTGTTCAATCTGTGATCTATTGTAAGTTGCTGATCCTGCTGTATATGTGGTAAAACCACGGGGACGATCTGAACCTTGAGCACCTGTTACAAAAGCTGTGTTCTCTGCTCTTGCAAATTTTGAAGATGTTTTTTCTGCTACCCAACTTTCAAGATTAAAAGCACTATCATCAAGTAATCTTTGAGTGATTTTTGCTGTTGCATATTGATCGTGAACCGCAATTTTACGCCTTCCAAAATCAGCTGAATCAGTAGCAGTATTTCTTGACGCTGTTTCACCTGCCCAACTTGCCGCTGGTTCTTCATCATCTAGTAAATATTCAACTGCATCGCTTGAAATAGTATCAACTGAAGCAATAGACCTAATAGGTGAAGTTTCAAAAACTCGCTTGATAATTTGAGCTGACATTATTGTTGGTATTGTGTAACCGCCAGCTTCACCAGAAAAAGCACCCATAATGGTTGATTTTTCCTCTAACAATGTTTCTAATGCCTTGCTATCACCCTTTTTGACAAAAGACAAAAAAGCGTCTTTATGCTCTTTTTCTATTGAGTCGGTGTTATTTACTTCGCCTTGTTTAAGATGCTGCATAGCTGCTTTCAATGCTGCTATTTCTTGCTCTTGCTTTTGAAGCTTTTCACCTGCATCAACAAAAGACTTTGAAACTTTTTCAAATTCGTCTTTTTTTACAACATCGCTTGCAAGTGCTATATCTTTAGTCTTATCTTCGACCATAGATTTTAAATGGGTCATAGCCTCTTTAAAATCTTTTTGAACCGTTTCCAATTCCATTTTAAAACCTTTTTATATCGTTAAACACTTTAAAAAGTTCTTCTCGAACTCCCCTCTGCATCCTCGCGATCTTCAGGCTTATTAAATTATATTATCTATATTTTAAAACTTTTCAAGTCTTTTATTATGTCCGAAAATTCAACTGTTTTTTCTTGTTGATCTTGTTCCTTTAAAAATGCTTTATAGCCTTTAGAAGTAATAAACTTTGATTGCTTATTAGAATACCCTAATTTCTTTAAAGCATGTTCGAAATCACGTTCATTTTTTATATCATTTGATTTAACAGACATTATATTTGCTTTTTCATTGGCTGGGAATGAAACAAGTGAAACCTCGTATAAATCAGCCTTTTTAATATGTCTAATTCCATCTTTGTCGTATGAATAATTTTTAATTGTAAATCCCACCGATAAATCAGACAAAGCCCCTGACTTTGCAAGTTCATAAACATCTTTACCTATTGTTGTATTAGTGTTTATTTTACCTGATACCATCAAACCTTGCGGATCTTCTTGCACTACATCCCAAACGCCAATTAATTTGTCTGTCTGATGTTGATACAACATTTTAACTGAACGGTTTATTTCTTTAAAAGAACCTTCATGTATTACATCTTCAACAGAATCAACATTACCAAAAAAAGCACCATATCCAGTTATATGGCCGTCATTATCGCTTTTTAATTCAAATTTTCCTAATGCTTTTGTTTCCATAATATTTTCCTTTTATTGTGGAATATATCGCAAGATACACCTGCAATTAATTCTATTAGCTGCACTTGCTTTTATATCGCCAGGTCGGCTCATTTTCTCACCGCCAACTGTAAACATTTGATCAATAGGTATCGGCTCAACTGCACCCATACGACTATGAGCTGATCTTGTACGCCCGTCTGATACTGGAATCCATTGTTTAAACATCGGCATATCTAAATCTTCTGATATTTCTTTTGCTCTACGTTCTGAAGCATAAGACATCGCACCGTGTGTTTCTGTTCTAGCTATTCGCCTTGCTCTTTTAGGAGTGAATTTTAATTCTTTTTGCAATGATTGTGCTATTTCTCTACGGGTCAAATCTTCATTTATTCCAGTTTGGATTATTCCTTTTAAATCACTGTAATAATTAGATATAACCAAAGACATAGATTCCTCAAAAGTTCCAGTTGCTATATATTCAAGCAAATAATTCTCAAAAGTAAAATCTTCTTTCATTTCAATAGATATTTGTTCATTTACTGTTCTAATAGCAAAAAACATCACTGGACGAATAGTTTTTACTACTGCATCCTCAATATTTCTTTTTAATTCAAGTTCCCTTATAATAGAAAAACCATTTATAGCAATATTACTTTCATAATTATCTATTGTATATCTTGTTTCTGACTTAAATATTGCTTTCAAGTCTTTTGTTAAAGTATTCTCAAACCTTCTTAAAGGCACTAGCCATCTTGTACGCTCACGCCTAAATATTTTATTCTTGGACGGCATCACTACCATCTAATAATTCAATAGGAACTTGGCTACTTGGCATGAATAAAGAATCCGCTAAATCATCAGTGTTTAATTCATAACCTAATTTCTCTCGTGCTTCATTCGGTGTTATAATACCAGCTTTTACTTGTTCAATCATTCTTAAAGCCATTCTCGAGCGTTTATCTTCAAGGGCTTCTATTTTTTCTTTGTCTATACAGAAATAACTACCATCACCCAATATTTGACCAAACCAAAGATTTAATGAGCCAATTATATTATTTATATGTGGTATAACCGTCTGAATTACAAATTCTTCTCTTGCTACTTTGTAATTGTCTAATGTGCTTGCATCTTCAAAAATTAAAGGCAATGGAATCTTAAAAGCAATAGCACAATTTTGCATAGCCATTTTTAAAGCGTTTTGAAAATCCATATCTTTTTGATTTTCTGATATAGATTGCCATTTATAACCACCTGGCAAAAGGGCAACCTTTCCAGCATTTTGGCTTCCTTCATACATTTGTCTAATAGTTTCTTGAAGGTCTGCTATTTGTTGTTCATTTATCCCAACTGCTGAATCACCAGATATAAATCCTGATTGTTTCGCACCGTATTTTAACAGGCTAGTATTCCATTCAAGCCCTTTTCTTATTAATGAGCCTTCAACCCCCACCGCTTCCATAGGTGAAACGCCCTCAAGATATGAAGTACTAGAATATAATGATATTCTTAAAATATCTGGTGAAAATCCTGAAAAACTATCAACTGGAAAATCTATTGATTGACCTTGATGATTAACACTATATGATCTGATAGAATCATTATTAGTAGTTATTTTATTGACCCTATTTGGTAATAATGGAAATAAATGATCTATTACAGAATTTTCTGAATTGTAAGGATTGCGTAATAAATATGATTCGCCATGAACAAGCATATTTCTCATTATGCTTGAGAATACAGGCTGCCCCCCTGTTCTGAATTGACGATTAAAAACAAGGCTATGAATAGGGCTATTTTCTACAACTTCACCACGTTCATTTTTAACAATTATTGGAATTGCTTCTGCTTCTGCTGTTATTTTTTCAACACATAAAAAACCTATGGCAGTTGCTGCATACATTTCTTGAGGTGATATCGCATTGACTGAAAATTTGCCACCATTAAGAAATTGAGAAAATCTATAAAAAGAAGGGTCGCTTTTTGTAGTAAATAAGTTCTTTATAGCTTTTAACATATCAAACCTATAAATTGTCTTTTTGACTGGTGACAACATAAAGCCATGGCATCTGCTCTATCTGGTGATTCTGTTAAATCTTTCTTAGGCATTAATTGAACCCTTGTTAATCCTGTAACTTGTGGTTTTTTTCTTAATGATGTTAATTCCTTTTGTATCATAGCACTATCATCACACGAACCAATTAAAAGCGTTTCTCTTAAATGATGATACATTTCTGCTCTTTGATTTACAAACCGATTACTATCCGATGCACCACTGCCAAAATCCACGCCTTGACAATCACTTATAGCAATATTACGCATATTACACAATTTTATTAAAGATTTGTCAATATTATATCCTATTCCAGTAATATCTATTCTTATTCTATGTGGGTTATACTGCTCAACAAATCCAGCTATTACTTGAATTAATTCATCGCGTTCTATTCCCTTTTGTTCCCAAATTATCTTAAATGCGTTTTTTACACGCAAACAAATAACTGATCTATCACTTGAATGTTTATCACCGCCAACATCAATGCCAAGGGCAATCTCCCCACCGTCAACATCTGAATCTCTTTTTCTTGCTTGTGAAACAATAGAAGGCTCAATAAAGCTATCTTCTCCGCTACCTTCAAAAGCTTCTATGGGATTCGCTGGGTACTCAATACAAAAATCACCATATTTCTTATATGCTGAAGATTGAATCTTTTTACGCATCCAATAGATTTGTTCATCTGTTAAATTGTATGTTGCTTTATATTCCTTTTCACACCAGTCACTATGTGTCATTAATGCAAAATCTGGCGGTGTTTCTGTTATATATTCTGGTGAAGCAAACCAAGGAATAAATAAAGTTTCAAAATCATCATCTGTGTTATCATCAAGGCCGTTCATTACTTTATTGTAAAAAAATTCACCATCACCAACCATTCCGCAAGCAGTTGATTCTAGATAACATTCTGTTCCTTCTACGTCTGGCAACGCATTTATTATACCTGTTCCATGTTTAGCAGCATTTTGCCAAAAAGCTACTTCTGAGCCATGAAAGAAATGAAATGTTTCACCGCGTCCAGTTTCGCCTGACCCTGCTGTGGTTATATCAAGCCCTGAATTAATCGAACCAAAAAAAAGTTTCTTCAGATTATTCGCTGTGTCTTTTGGTTTCAAATCATCATTAATATTGTTATATGTGTATTTCATTTGCTGAAATATGGCAATAGTAGAGCTATGAAGATGTGCCATAGTCTTTACATTCACATTTTTATTATAACATGCTTTATGCAACCCTCTTATTGATATAAAAGTTGAAAACCCTTGCTTACGAGCTTTTAAGATTGATATTCTAACTTTGCCTTTTTCCTTTAGCTGTTTATCAATCATATTTTGTAGCATTATCTGTGGTGGATTCAGATTAAGCTTTATCTTTTTCCCTGCTGCATTTGTAATATAGCATTGCTTGTTAAAAAAAAGTACAGGGTCTTTTTTTAATGCTTGAATTGCTTCTTTACGAGTTACCATTTAATCTATCGCATCAGCAAAATCTTTATCTGATGGATCATCATCATTATCTTTGTTTTCTTTCCACCCCATTTGGGTCTTAGCGTAAAATATAGCGGATGGTGTATCACCTGCAATTGCTTTTTGAAATAAACTATTACCGACTTGCATGTGAGCCTTGCCTCTGGCGTTGTTCATTTCATCTTTATAGTACTTTATTAAAGTTGGTTCTGATATTTCTAAAGCTGCTGCAATGAATTTAGTTTGAACGCCAACAGAAGCCATAGCCCTTGCTGTTT